GATCCCTCGCCCTTCGCTGCATATTTGCCAGCTCTTCTTCTCCAATTTCCGCGATTGTCGTAGACCGGCACCACGGGTGCATAGGCGGGTAATTCTTCCCGACTTTTCGCTCGGAAAGAGTGAAGACCCTGCCGTCCAGATCACGGCATAACACAGAGGTTCTTAAGTCCAATGTGGCTAAATACCGGTACCGGCTTATCCCGCATTCCTTATAGGATAGGGCCTCCATTTCGCCCGAAAGGAAACAGCTCTCGGTACGTATTAACCGGCGGGCATTACTGGCCCCGACCGCGAACTTGTTGGCAATAATCTGCGCGACTTCGCGCTCAGTCCGTCCAGTAACCAGATTGATCAGAAGTTCTTCCTTCAGGTTTTGTGCAAGAGCCTGCGTATTATGCCAGATCCGCTCTGAATAGTTTTTGCCGAACCATTTTGAGCCGATTACCTGATCGACTGTTTTCGGGTCTAGCGCGTTAAATCCAAAGGCAACTCCCGCGCGCTGCTGAATCTCAAAAACGGACTTGTAATAAGCCTCGTTCGCGAGGTCTACATAATGGCTGGTGTTGAAATCTCTCTCCTGCTCGTAGATCTGCCGCATAAGCAGGTCAAGCTTATTCTGCTGCTGTTGCAGCCGCTCGATCCGTGCTTGATACGCCGGACTCTCAATCTCTGCCAATATCTTGGCCTTGTCGCCCCCGCTGCTTGCTTGCAACGCTCGTTTCAGCTCTTCAACAGAGGTCCGATCCTGCATTGTATTAAGCAGGCGCAACGCCTCCTCGCGTGTAAGGCTGTGCTTTGTGCGGAACTTTTCAAAAATCCGGTCGGCGTCAACCGACAGATACCGCGAAGCCTTGAGGTACAACATTGCGATCTTATCGGCTGTATCCTCCGCGCTCTCCATGTATCCCCACATATTTAGCGCCTGTCGATCAGCCCAGTACGCGAAATTACCCATCTACACCAGCCTCGCTCTCATCCGGCAGCGGATTACCATCCAACCCGAGCGCTGCCTTCTGCCGTGCCACAGCCTCTTCATTCTCTTTTGCGACCTCCTCGATCTCTTTTTCTGGATCCTCCACGAATGGCAGGAGCTGCAGCAGCGTCCTCTGACCGACCGCCCCTTTTAGGCTGGCAACGATCTGCGCCAGCTCTAACAAGTTCTGGGGCAGCGAACGGCTGAATACCGGCACTATGGAGCCTGCCTCTATTGCAATCTGCTTAAGGCCCAGGAAACTGCAAAATAGCTTAATGCGACGTCGCAATCCCTGTTTATAATATCGGGTCTTAATCTTTGTGATCATCTCCAGACCTAGCAGCTTATACCCCATTGCCACCCCCGAGGCGTTCGCCGCAAAATTCTCATCCGTTAGATTTGGAACATGGGAGAAGGTGTAAATATCCTCTTTGAGTGCCTTTCTCAGCACCTCAACGCCAGACTCGTCTAATGAGCGTGTTAGGTACTCTGCTTTCGCGTCTAAGGGTAATTCCAGCAATTTTAAGTCCCGCAGGGCTTTGGCCGCTTTCGCCGCCTCTTCTTCATCGCCCAGCTGCGCACCATACAGAATCAACAACGCATCAATAAATTGCTCTTTATCATTTACCCGGTCTGACATCAAAGTGTTGTAGGCATCAATTAACCCGATCTGCTGCTCAAAGTCCCCAATACAATCCTTATTGTTTTTGTACTCTGTGATAGGGATATCTCCCATATGGTGCGGCTCTGGATTTTCGCAGGGGCCGGAAGCCGTCTCCCCTTCTTCCTCTGCCGTAAAAACATACTTATACTGGGTCGTAAGCACACTTACAAGGTACCGGGTCTTTTGTGTGTCCGTATCGGTCTGCGGGAAATAATACACGCCGTACAAAGGCTGCTGCTCAATTGTATCGTCGTATACTATAAACGTGTATCCCGGTTCGAGGTTCTTTGCCGACAAGGTAGTTTCGTCTTTTTTGACATAAACATAGTCGTAGCAACGCCCATAGATCGACAGGTCCAAAGCGTTGTCACTGTCTACATCGTCAATAGATGCAGCGTCGAAGGCCTCAAGCAATTGCTCGATCTTTGCATCCCCTGTGTTATTGTATGTGATCGGATTCCCCATAAAATAACTGGATGCCGTATCTGCTATATCCTTTGCGTGATTGCATACGGCCCTTATATTGGGAGCTCCTTTTTTACGTCTCCGGCGGATTATATCATGCTCCCCCAAATAGTACTGCTTCTTCTTATCAAGTTCCGGCACTATCGTGTTCCGGTGCCATTTTATAAATTTCAAAATGTCGCGCTTGTCAATATTAGCTTCGCTGTATTCCTCTGCGGGATATGTAAATACTTGCAATTTATCACCTCTTTTCTAATCAAAACCATAGGCCGCCTTGTCTTTAACGCGGGCTTTTTTGTTATTCAAAATTGTGTAGCAGAAATACCGTACCGCATCCATTGCGTGGTCATGTTGCTTAATAGGTTTATCTTCTCCCCGGTCGGCGGCCTTGTTGTCCCACACATATGATGCAAACTCCATGATTGTGTTGACGCAGGAAGAGCTAAACAGTATCTTCCCCAGGTTTAAAAGCGTCCCGACGCGCCGTATGCCGTCCTCAACGTCGTTGTTGGCAGGCATAATCGTATAACCTCTACCTTGCAGCTCGGCAATAAATGACGCCGCCGAAGGGTCAACAATAAGCGCTCTTATCTTTGTGCCGTCAAGCCAGGTCTTTAGATCATCCGCATAATTTGCATCCGTCTTCTGCTCGCCTGTATCGCGTCCAGAGTAATAGTACTCGCGGATGCAATACCAAATCCCGTCCGTTCCTTTATTCCACAGCAAAAAGACCGTCGCGTTCTGCGTACCGTAATCGATGCTTACGTAGCGCCCGCCGTCTATCAGCTTGCGACAAAAATCGAGGACACTTTTGACGTGGCTTTCCTCGGAAAACATGTCGTAAATGATGCCTTCCGCCATCGCCCATAGCCCCAGGATATAGCGCTTGTAAAACACCCCCGTGTATCTAGTGCGGTATCGTTCTTTTATCTTCTCCGACAATGATAAATTATCATCCATTATAAAATGCAGATAAAGGAGGTTGTTTTCCGCTCGTTTATCAATCCAATTGAGTTTAAACCAATGATACGGCCCCGCTGGATTGCAGTTAAACCAAAACTTTGAACCATCAACGGAACAACGCCCCGTTGCCTGATTGACAAACGATTCCGGCATCAGGGCAACCTCATCAAAAAAGACCCCCGCCAGGGTAATGCCCTGAATGAGATCCTGCGACCGTTCGTCTTTGCCGCCAAACACATAAAAATAATTGGTCACGCCTTTACGGGTTATCTCCACCAGGTTATCTGCTCGGTGATCGAATACTTTATAACCCCGGCTACGTAACATCAGTTTAAGCCAAAATAAGACGTTTCGTCGGAATGATCCGATTGTCTTACCGCACATGCCGAAGTTCTGCCCGTCAAAGGTTGCCATTGCCCACATGACGTAAGATAGAGACATACTCAGCGTCTTGCCGGATCGGATTGCACCGTCGGCTATAATGCCGTCTTTATCCTTTACCGGCGAATCCGGGCACCACCAGTTTAATACTTTGCGCTGCTTTTTGGAAAAGGGCTTAAACTTAAATATTTGTCTAACCGGCTTAATCAGCTTCATCGGCCCAATCCTCCGCAGCAGATCCGTTCAGGGCCTCCAGGAAGCCGTCGTCTGCTATCTCTTCGCCTTCTGGATCCGCACTCTTTGCTTTTAACACCTCGGTTCTTGCCCTCTGCTCTTCCAGATCCTGTTCAGACTTCGTGGTCTGTCCAATCGTGTCTCGGATCGCTTCGTAGGCCCTTACGTTGCCGCTTAGCGCCTTCTTTATCATGGCAGCGTTTACGGCGCTTTCCAGAGTGCTATCAAGTCCAAGCGATTCAAGTAATGGCGACCACTCCGGACTATCTATTTCTGCAGTAAGTAAGGCGTTCAGCGTCTTCCGGAAATCGGCTTTCTTTCTGCGTACTTCACCAGATGCTTTTCCTCCGCGTTGGCCATATTCTCGAGCTTCGCTCGGGGTTAAACGCTTTAAGTTTTCCTCATTTGCCAACC